ATTGGGGTCAGACGCACACTTGAAAAGAAACTTAAATTTTTCCAACCACACGCATATCACACCCCTGCCTATAAACTAGGTCGATGGGATGGGTGCGTTAGCTATTGCACAATAGGAGGCAGGACTTATCTCAACTTGTTAGATAGGCTACTACCGGACATTATAGATGCAGGCTACACTGTAGAAGTTAAAGATGAACGTAAGCATCACGACTTTCAATTCCCTGTAGTAACAGAAACCTTCCACGAAGGCGCAGTATGGCCCAAAGGTCATCCCAAGGAAGGCGAGCCTATCTTATTGCGTGATTATCAGGTAACCGCAGTAAATGAATTTATTGCAAATCCGCAGTGCGTACAGGAAATATCGACGGGCGCAGGCAAGACTATTATGACTGCTACACTTAGCAGGCTAGTAGAACCCTACGGTCGCAGTATTGTTATTGTCCCTAACAAGGACCTAGTACGTCAAACATACGAAGACTACCATAACTTAGGCCTAGACGTTGGTGTGTATTTCGGAGACAAAAAGGAAGTAGGCAAAACACATACCATTTGTACTTGGCAAAGCCTAAACAGTATGGAAAAGCGTTTCAAGGAAGGCGACAGTGACCTCAGCTTACAAGAGTTCGGACAAGGTATGGTAGCAGTTATTGTAGACGAAGTACATCAAGCCAAGGCAGATGTATTGCAAAAGCTACTAAGCGGCCCATTTGCGAATGTACCTATTCGCTGGGGACTAACAGGTACTATTCCTAAAGAAGAATATGAACAAGTGGGTATCTTTGCCACTCTTGGCAATGTAGTTAACAAGCTAACCGCTAATGAACTACAAGAAGCAGGCGTTTTAGCTAGCTGCGATGTAAACATTGTACAGCTAGCAGACGATGTAGAGTACAAGACATATCAAGAAGAACTAACTTATCTAACAACTAACCAGAAGCGTATCAATTATCTTGTTACTATGTTTAACCGTATTGCCGAATCCGGTAATACACTTATTCTAGTAGATAGGGTTAAGAGTGGCGAGATGATTTGCGAAGCTATCCCTGGTAGTGTGTTTATCAGTGGTTCAATGAAATCAAAAGATAGAAAGGATGAATATGACGATGTTGCGTCGGCTGATGGGAAGGTTATTGTGGCTACCTATGGTGTTGCTGCTGTGGGCATTAACATCCCTCGTATTTTTAATCTGGTGCTTGTGGAACCCGGGAAAAGTTTTGTCCGTGTTATCCAAAGTATTGGACGCGGTATAAGAAAAGCACAAGACAAAGACAGTGTGCAAATTTGGGATATTACATCCAACGCAAAGTTCAGTAAGAAGCATCTTACTGTGAGGAAGAAGTATTATCAAGATGCCAAGTATCCTTACACAATTAATAAGTTAAAGTGGAAATGAAAGTTTTAGTAGTAGTAGCACTAGAGCAAGAGCTCAGTGGTCAAGCAAATCAACTGTTAACACAGGCAGGAATTGATATAGTTTACTCGGGTGTAGGTAAAGTTAATGCAGCACTAACAACCTTAACTGCTATCAGATTCTATAGTCCGGATATGATTCTTAACTATGGTACAGCAGGGTCAGTTAGCGGAGTAACAGGATTCGCAGAAGTGACTAAAGTTTGTCAGCGTGATATGTTACCTGCTGATTTAAGTCCCCGGGGTATCGCTCCATTTAGTAAAGATACTTCATTGTACTTGACTAACTCGAGACCGGGATTGAGGTTAGGCACAGGAGACAGCTTTGTTACGGAAACAGACCCTTGGTTAGTTGACCATTGCGATTTAGTTGATATGGAAGGCTATGCTATAGCAAGAGCTGCTAACATACACGGTATACCCTGGCGCATATACAAACACGTATCAGATCACGCAAACAATGATAGTGCAGAATCTTGGAAAGTCAATGTAGAAAAAGGAAGCGACTTATTTGCCTCTTTAGTGCTTGAAATTAGCGACAATAGATATTATAATAGTTAAATGAAAATACTAACAACCGATAACGTGGCATTCGATATGAACGATATGCCTGAAGAAGTCGACGATTTGAGGTATGCAGTACTTGACTACAGCAATACCAATAATGTAGACTATCACTTCGTTCCGATGGTCTTTATGGAAAGTTTTAATGCACCAGCGGCAGTGATTAAAATCGGAGGCAAGCTAATCCAGATGCCTTTGGATTGGAGTGTGATCATAGGAGAGCCCGACTTTGGAGAGCCGGAAATTGTATCTCTAATGACAATTAATGACAGGGGCTTTAAAGCGTTTGTGTTTAATCCTATTACAGGTTTTAAACCTCACTTCGAAGAATTAGAACTAGTCAATGTCTACACAGAAGTTAAGTGGTATTTCCCTAAATTAAAATTCGGGCATATACTAGCAGTACCTTTAACTGATGGTGAAGATCCTCCTTGTGCATACTTTGTTAAAGAAACACAAAAAGTCCCAGACGTACTAGCACTACACAATATGGTTTAATATGGCAGCAGAGCGCAAAATACAATTACCTGATATGTTACTAGCACTGGACCGTAGACAGGCACAGTGGTATAACTCGTTAAACGAAGAACAGCAAAAAGAGTTTAGTCCCTGGGTAGCTATGCGCTTCGCTAGCAGTGTCGATGGTCCTGATTACATACAAGAACATTATTTGTTGACTGTAAACGAGTTCTGTAATAAGAACTTTAGTGCACTAGGTAGCAAGCATAACGAGTTACATTGGATGACGTTACAGCTTGCTGGCATCGGCAAAAAGCAACTACATCCTTTTATCAAGCCTCCTAAAAAACAAGCTCAGAATAAATTAGCCAAGTGGCTAAGTAAAAAGTATCCGCACCTGCGAGACGACGAGATTGAGCTGTTCATTCAAGTCAACTCAGAAGATGCAATTAAAGACCTAGCAGAGCAATCTGGCCTAGACAAAAAAGAAATTAAAGAACTGTTTTCCTGATGCATCAGTGTAAGTATTGCAAAAAGACTTTTGTAAAAGAATCTACACTATTGAGTCACGCCTGCGAGAAAAAGCGCAGGATGATGGCCGAACACGACAAGCCTAATAGGCTAGCGTTTAACGTATGGCGTAAGTTCTTAAAGTATTGCACGCCTAACGCTCGTAAGGAAAAGACTTACGAGGATTTTGTTAACAGCAATGTGTACACAGGCTTTGTTAAATTTGCAAGGCACGTTATTGACTTAAATCCGCATAGTGTAGATGACTTTGTAGACTTTGTTATTCGTAACAGCGTTAAGCTAGACGATTGGACTAAGATATGGGTATACGAAGCGTGGATACGAGAAGTTAGTAAAAAAGAGTCAGTTGATAGGGCAGTCGAGCGCAGTGTTTTATTAATGAAAACGTGGAGCGAACGAGAGCAAGAAAACTGGACAGACTTCTTTGTGCGTGTAAATACCAATCAAGCCGTGCATTGGATTAGAACTGGCAGAATAAGCCCGTGGGTATTATTCGCTACAGATGCAGGCCAGGCACTTGTTAACAGATTTAACGAGGAGCAACTAGAGTTAATTGTCGAGTACATAGAACCTAAGTACTGGCAATTTAAAGTTGCAAGACAACGAGAAGATTCTGCTTGGGTACAAGGTGTATTCAATTCTGCAGGAATAAAAACATATGAACCAGTATAACCAACCGTCGACATCTAAGCCTAAGGAAACAGTAGTAGAATCTAAGGCCGAACTGCGTCAAATTGATGCCCTTGCCAAAGAGCTTATTGTTGACGGCACCCGGGTTGTGCTAGTAAATGTAGACTATGTAGCTGCTCTAGAGAAAAGAATAAAAGCGTTAGAAGTTCAAGTTAGCAATCTTAAAGAGACAAGGAACTACTTAATGCAAAAAGTTAAATCCATTAAGTAGTGATGTATTATTTGATAACTGACTCGTATGACACGTACTCGGAATTTTTATACAGGCATAATCTAAGCTCAAAAGACGTTTGGTACAATCCTAATTGCGGAGTTATTGTTCATCCCACTATCGCAATACTAATAACAGGTAGTAGGGCAAGTGACTGCTATCATTCGATGATTAGCTTAAATCGCAGAAACCCTAGACTAGTAACTTTAGATTCCGAAAGCCCACGTGGTTGGCCTACACAAGCTAAAATTACAATCAGTGACAAACAGTATTTTAAACTGTATAATATAAGCAAGGAAACACGATTAACCTACTATCCTAGTATTAAGGCAGCAGGTCAAATTAACATTGAGTTTCCTGACAAAGAACGTGCTTTTGAAATTATGCTCTCACTATGAAAATTAGAACTGACATTGACATCGACGTTGCAGACCGCGACAAACTATTAGGATTAATTAATCACGTACCTGCTATGCAGCGTGACAATGGCAAAGAACGCAAACACAATACAGGTGTTTACTTTCACGAGATGCCATCTAATCCATTAACTAAGCTAGCTAGCGTTGACTTCAAAGAAGCAGAAGAATTGGGTTATTTCAAGATCGACGTTCTTAACGTTAGCTTATACAAACAAGTTAAAGATCCAGAACACCTAGACAAGTTATGTAGCATTGAGCCCGACTGGTCAATGCTTAAAGATCCGGAAATTGTGTCAAAGCTGTTCCATCTCGGTAATCACGTTGATATTACTGTACGTAAAGCACCACGCAACATTAATGAACTAGCTATGCTGCTGGCATTAATTCGTCCCGGTAAGCGACACCTAGAGCATTTGTCTTGGGATGAAATTGAAAAGCAGATTTGGCAAAAACCTGCCGATGGTACCTACTACTTTAAGAAAAGCCATAGCTTAGGGTACGCTATGGCTATTATAGTCCAGCTAAATTTAATTAAAATGGGTTGAAGCTAGACCCACAGCCGCAACTGGTGTTAGCGTTCGGGTTGTCAATTTCGAAGCTAGCACCCATTAGACTTTCTACCCAGTCTACTTTGATACCCTGCAGGTATTGCATTGACATTGCATCAATTACTACCCCAACCCCGTCGTAATCCATTTGGAAGTCGTCCTCTGCAAACTCGGTATCCCAGGCAAAGCCGTATTCAAATCCAGCACACCCACCGCCTTGGACATAGATACGCATTTTGATGTTTTCTCTATTCTCTTCCGCCATAAGATCTCTAATCTTTTCAACAGCAGCAGAAGTTAGTGTTACGGGATAGTCCATTATATTTTCCTTACTAGTTGTATTTGTCTACGCTTGATGCGTTTAGTTATGATGTTATTTAAGCTCACACTCGGACCACTTACAAGAGTAAAGTTTTTTGCGTTAAAAGTAGATAGACAATAACTTAGGGGCTTGAACCTATCCCCTATGATTAGATTAATTGGCAACATTCTATTACTATCCCACCACCATTCATCTCCCAGTTCTAGGAATAATTCCTTATCTTCTATGCAATTCAAATGGTTGTAGACGTACATAGCAACTACGCCGGTGTCATAATTCTGTATAATTCCTATGTATTCTTCGGTTCCGCATCTGCATAGGCTCAAAAATGGGAATCTATCTAATAATTCTTGGGGTGTTGTCATTGTTCTTAATCTATCGCAAACTATTTAGCGATAAATAAAACAGCATCCAATTGGTAAATAATTTATGATAACAGTATACTCGTTTCTCCCTACAATTACCCTAAATTTAGGGGGCTTTGGAGCCACTCAGAACACACCTGCTATGAATGAAAGAAAAATAACATTACACAGAGGCGTACTTAACAAGTTCCAAGTTAAGGCCTACAACGCCGACCGCAAGCCGGTAAATCTAGCACAGAAGGAAGTATACTGGCGAATCGTTCAGCTTAACTTCGGCGCAGTTGCAGTTGGACCTGCAACAATAATGGACCGCAGCAAGGGTGTATTTGTTGTTCAATTAAACGACAGGGACTTAGACAGCTTGCCGGACGGACTATACAATATGACATTCAGTATTGTAAATCCAGAAGGCGACGAGGAATATTTCTATACCAATCTAGCAGGCGAAGTAAACATAGTAATCGAAATTAAAGAAGGTATGTTTATGGAAAGCACACAAGCTAACTCTACAATGAGATTTAGTATGTATGCTGATGGTTGGTACTATACCGACAACTTCCAACCGCGCCCAGGCAACACGGGTATTCATACAGTTAGCTACAGAATGCACGGCTACACTGGACAAATCAAAGCAGAGTATACTACTGACTATAGCTTATCGGGTGCTACTTGGAATACCATTCAACTAGAACCAGGTCAACAGACTGTTTCTTTTAATAACGAAACCCAGACTATTGGCTTCACGTTTGACAATGATGTAGAATGGGTAAGATTTGCTTGGAAACCAGACACTCCGGACAGCGGAGATGTTGATAAAATCATCTACAGAAGCTAAAATATACGTATGAGTCTTGTTCAAGACATTGTACGTAGTTATTTGCCCACACAGAAACTAGGACATAACGGCTGGTTCAGCTTTAATTGTCCTATGTGTCTTCATAATGGTCAACCTAGAGCAGACACTCGCAAGCGCGGTGGTATGCAGTTTCCTGACGACACTAGTATTAGATACAGTTGCTTCAACTGCGGATTTAAGACAGGCTGGAGATTAGGTACACCTCTAACTTCTAGATTTAGAAAGTTACTGCAAGGCATTGGTATGCCGGAAGCAGAGCTACAACGATTAATAATTGCAGTTCTTAAAGAAAATGAAGAGCACACCTTGCTATCGGCTGTTCCAGTTAAGCGTGAGACGTATGTACCTAATTGGAAGTACACTAGCTTACCGACTAATACTAGGCCGCTAGTTGAATGCCTAACTGATCCACGTGCACTAAATGTAGCACAATATTTGCACAGTAGAAGCCTACTGGAGTTGGCAGATTGGATGTGGTCTGATTCTGAGGACTTTGAGCTATATAACAGAGCTATACTTCCTTTAACATACAAGGGCGAAATTAAAGGTTGGCACGCCAGATATGCAGGCGATGTACCCGACAAGAAAACACGCAAGATTGTCAAGAAGCACGATAGTGATTACATATATGGACTAGACGCACAGACAGCAGACAGAAAATATGTTATAGTTACAGAAGGCGAGTACGATGCTTTGTCTATTAGTGGAATTAGTGTAGGTACTAACCGTGTATCTCAAAATCAAGCAGATGTAATAAATGCACTGCACAAGGAAGTAATAGTAATTCCAGACAGAGATCGAGCAGGCAGAGATTTAGAAGAAGCAGCTATTAGCTATGGCTGGAGCGTAAGTCATCCTGTATGGGACAAGTCAATTAAAGACACTGCTAAGGCAGTAGAAGTATACGGGCAGTTGTTCGTATTGAAGAACATTATCGAACACAAAGAATCGAACAAGATTAAGTTGAGTATAACAAGCAAACATTATTATGAGTGAAATTAAAGATTACACAGTCGACCTACAGCGACTTTTCCTAGAATTCCTTGTTAGCGACAGGGAACTGCTAGGCCGCACTAACAACATTATCAGTACAAACTATTTCGATAGGTCTCTAGAGCCGGCTGTAAAGTTTCTTGTTGACTACAGTAATCAATATAGTGCAGTGCCTACAGTTGAGCAAATTAAAGCGGCAGTAGGGATAGAGCTACGAGACTTAGGTAAAGTTGCAGACGAACACGGCAAGTGGTTTATTGACGAGTTTGAAAAATTCTGTAAGTACAAAGCTCTAGAAAAGGCCATCTTAAAAAGTGCCGACTTGCTAGAAAAGCAAGACTACGGCAGCGTAGAGAAGCTAATTAAGGAAGCTACCGAAGTCGGTTTAGCCAAGACATTTGGTATTGACTATTACGCAGATCCTGCGGGACGATTAAATGAATTGCGTAACAGGAACGCGGCTACTAGCACAGGCTGGAAAACTATTGACGACAAGCTGTACGGCGGATTTGATCGAGGCACTCTTAACATCTTTGCTGCACCGTCAGGTGGTGGTAAGTCTGTATTCTTGCAAAACATTGCTGTCAATTGGTCACAAGCAGGTATGAACGTTGTTTACTTTAGCTTGGAACTTTCCGAAGGACTATGCTCTAAACGTATAGACAGTATGGTTACTGGTTTTGGTGCTAAGGAAATCTATCAGAACCTAGATGAAGTAGATCTTAAAGTTCGTATGGTAGGTAAGAAGGCAGGCAAACTACAGATTGTGCAAGTACCTAACGGCGTTACCATTAATGATATTAAGGCCTGGGTTAAGGAATACCATATTCAATACGGCGTTAAGTTTGATGCGGTTATTATTGACTACTTAGACTTAATGCACCCTGTTAGCGTTAAAGTAAGTGCAGAAAACCTCTTTATTAAAGACAAGTATGTCTCAGAAGAACTACGCAACTTTGCTATTGAGCAGAACTGCTTCTTAGTAACGGCATCACAGCTAAACCGCGGCGCTGTAGAATCTGTAGAATTTGATCACAGTCACATTGCAGGTGGTTTAAGTAAGATTCAAACTGCTGACAACGTAATCGGTATTTTCAGTAGTATGACTATGCGTGAGCGCGGCAGGGTACAGATTCAGTTTATGAAAACACGTAATTCTAGCGGTCTAGGACAAAAAGTAGAACTAAGCTGGGATGTTAAAACATTAAAAATCACTGATTTAACTGAAGAAGATCAAGCAACTGGCCCTACTACAGCGGATGTAATGTTTAATAACTTAAAACGCCAGGCGCAAACTGCCCCTGCGCCGCAAGCAGTTAATAAGCCTGCGCCGCCGGCTGCATACCCGCAACCTAAGGAAGGCTTTGATTTTACGCCTATTATGAAGAAAGAAACAGTCCCGTCAAATAGTGCAATTAGCAGTACTATTGCCAGGACAGAACAGCTCAGGAATATGCTTAGAAAATAAGTTTGGTTAAGCTAAATACAATAACGAGATCGTTGCCCTCGAAAAACTTATGAAAAAACAGACGAGAAGCCTACTAGAAGAGATTAATAGCATTGTTCCTGCAAAGGACAAGCACAGTGTTGTCGAAAGCCGTGCAACACAGGTGATTGCCAGCGTGTCTAATTTAGTAAGGCTTATTGAAACAAGTTACGCAGAGCCAGAGAGAAGTGAGTTAATCAAGCGACTATTTAATAGTATGAAATCTGGCGACGAGCGAAAGTTTATTCGAGGAATCAGAATCATTAAAGAGTCCAAGAAAAATGAAGCTACGCCAACTAAAAAGCCAGGTCAATGAAGGCCCATTTGACGCATTAAAAAACATCGG